GCGGCCCGCGCGGCCAGCCATTCCTCATGGCTTAACTCATTGGCATGGCGATGCCGCGGCGGCTCGGGGCGCGGCGGATTGGCCGACGAGGATGACGACGCCGCATTGCCGAACAACCACGGCTTGGCGCGCTTCAACCGGGCCAGCAGATTCGCGGCATCGGCCACCTCGCCGCTCTCCGTCAGCTTCACCTCGTCGAGATTCAGCAGCTTCAACCCGTCGAGATCCACCATTCCGGCGCGCAAGGCTTCGGCCTTCAGCTCCGCGCGGATGAGCCGCGCTTGTGCCTCCGTCTGCGCCAGGCTCAACGCAGCCTCCGCCGTCTCTGCCCGTGCGCGCCAGTCTTCGGACTCATTCACATCATCGGTCATGCTGCATCCTGTCCAATCGCATTCAATTCGGCTTCAACATCCGAAATACTGTGCGACGCGGCGATTGTTTTCACGGCCGATTCACGCGAGAGCTGTCCCGCACTTGTGAGCGTCGCCACCGCCTGCGCCTCTTTCAACCGATCATCTGCCGAAAGCGGATACCAGCGCGGCCAACGCAAACTTAGCCGCTGCGCAGAATCCAAAGGCGGCAATGCTCCGCCCAGCACGGTCAACGGAAATATTTGCGAGGCGCAAACGACCATTTTCATCAGCGCCAATATCCCGCAATCGCCATAAGAGATGCGCAGATTATCCGCCAGCCAGATCAGGCCCTGATTCATCAGCTCCAGCGCCCTGCCAGATTGCGCAGAAGTCAACCGGTCGGCACTCGCCCGGTTGCCATGCACGCTCTCCAACGCAAATTCACGCAGCGTTCGAACATAGGAAATCACCGCCTCGCACGCCGTGCCCCCAATCTCCAGCAGCTTCGCATCGCCCTTCTCCGAGACGACCAAAGCATTTCCAGCACCTTTGACGATCTCCGAATCGCTCGTTGCAGGCTCTTTAATCAGCAGCGTCGGATCAGAACTATATTTAAGCCCCCGTCCTGCCTGGCTGAGCTGATAATCGATCTCAATATTCGTCTCAATCGCCGCGCGGAACGTACACGCCCCGTCCACGCCATCGCCGCCGGGCAAATTCCGAATCCACACGATCGGCACAAACCCCAGCCCGTGCGAAACGCTTCTGGCATCATCGCGAACCGGCCCCGCCATCGGGTCATTCACCGCCCAGGGCAAATACCAGGTCTCGGCATTTTCATCCCAAACACGCTGAAACCAATAGACGGTTCCCGCATCAACGCCCTCATAGCCCTGCGCCGTGAGGTCCGCCCCCGAAACCTTATATTTCTCCGTCATCCGGCTCAGCGTATCCGGTGCCAGCGCGTTCCAAACGGGCACCAGATAAAGGCTCTCCAACACGGAAAAAAACACCCGGCCCAGCAACACCCGCATCAACACCGCAACCGACCCGACCGATCCACGGATCGCGGCGTCGATCATCACCTCATTCAGCCGGGTCTCGGTCATTACATCGGCCAGATGCCTCGCCTGCGCCAGATCCGCGCATTCCACCGCCGGAAAATGTGCCGCGCTGAACAGCAGCGCCACGGAATCCTCGACCACCACGCGGCAAAGACCATAACGCACGGAAGGCCGGCGCATTCGCAGCGGGATATATTCACCCGCCCCGTTGCGCTCCTCATGGAACTGATAAGGCAGGTTATCGTAAATCGTCCCATCCAGGACGCGCCTAAGAATATCCAGCCTTGCCACGCGTGCCGGCATCGCGGCATCCCTCGGCACCGAGTCACAAATCGTCTCGAACATTCAGCCTCACCGTTCAGAATTTGTGTTACCGCGCGAGCAGCGCCACGGTCATCCGCCGCGCCGCCTGCGCGCCCGTTGTCGCCAGCGTATTCACCGCGCGCGAGAGCGCATCCACCTGATCATCCTTCGCGGAATCCGGAAACGCGCTGATCTCAGACAAAAAATTCTCATTCCAGGGTGCCGCCAACACGCTGATATTCCCCGCATCCACCTGCGTCGCTGCGGGCATCGCCCGTGTCACCTTGGGCCCCGTCTCAGGCGTCGCCACAATATGGAACCCCACGAGATGCCTGCTCAACATCGCAATCTGCGCCGCGCCCGCCTGCCCTGGGTCCTGCGGCAGAGAAATCACCGTGCACAAACCATCCGCCTTCGCCGTCGCCAGTATCCTCGCCTCCACCTGCGCCGGTGCGCCCTGAAACCGCACGACATCCAGCACCACAAGCTGGCTTGCCGCCGTTTCACCCAGCTTCAGCCCAACCGTATAATCAGGATTCCGCCCCGCAACCGGCAGGGTCGCGGCCAGATCCCACGCTCGAACGCTCCGAAGGCAAACCGGCGCCTCCGCCAGTACGTGAATCTTCCCAGCCGTGAACAAGGCCGCTTCCGGCGGCCTCGGGTCCTGCTGATACATCGCGGCAAAGGCGCGCTCGCCAACCTCGGCCCGCCGCCGCCCTATCGCCGCCTCATCCTGCCATTCGGGCCACAGCACCTCGCCCGGTCGCCGTCCCAGCGCATCCGCCTCCCCCGCAATCGCAGGCAGTTTTAAGCAGGACCAGGCCCGCTCCGTCGCAAGCAGCCTCGCCGCCAGATCATCCTGGTGCCAGCGCGTCATAATCAGCACAATCCGCCCGCCCGGTTTCAACCGAGCCGAAAGCTCGGCCCGATACCAGTCATACAGCGCATCGCGCATCGTCTGGCTTTCCGCATCGGCCCAGGATTTTACCGGATCATCGATCACAATCAAATCCGCACGCCGCCCCGTAATCGGCCCGCGCACCCCCGCCGCGAAATACTCGCCCCCTTCCCGCACCGAAAACCTGGCAGAAGCCCGGCTCTCCGGTGTCAGTTTCAGCCCCAGCAGCTCGCCGTGTTCAACCACCGTGCTCCGAACATGCCGCCCAAAATAATCCGCCAGTGAGGCGGTGTGCGCCGTCGCGATAATCTGGCTCTCCTTGTGCAGCCCCAGAAAATACGCTGGAAATAAAACCGAACCATAGGTAGACTTTGCAGAACCCGGCGGCATCTGAACCATCAGCCGGTCGCAGCTTCCGTCCGCAACCTCCTCTAACTTCGCGATCAACAATTCATGATGCCGAGCCGGCGCTTTAGAGAGACGTGCCATCGCATGACGGGCAAAGCCCAAAAAGCCCGCCTTGCCGCTCATTGATTTTAATGCCGTACCCTTCGGTGCGCGTCAGTCATCAGTATGCCAAGATGTATATGCCAAAACGGGGCATATGGGCAAGCATAAAATAACGTTTAGTTATAAAAAATAACTTAAGAACGACGTGTGCCTAAAACCCATAAGCCAGGCCGAATATCGAGTTGACCTGCAAGCTAGTGCTGAGCGGCTCATACCCGCCCGCCGCGTCGGGTTTGGAACCGGTATAGCCATAATGGGTAAGTCCGAGCCCAGCGAAAGCGTGCCAGGAATCATCCAGGCGGTAATCCGCGTCCAGCGAAACCCGCTCCTCGGCGCTGGTCCCAAAGTCGCCAGAAAAATTCTCTACCGGCACGGACACGCTGCCGCCAATCACGGCAAATCCCTCTGCAGCGGCACTCACCACCAAAAGCGGCGTCGCCGCCACGTCGAGCTTGATGCCCCCGCCCAGCATTCCCGCCTGATAATACTCGCCATACCCGTCAGGCCCGCCGACATTACGGTACCAATTCTGGTACCCACCAGCCGCATAGGGAATCACCTCCACGCCCTCGCCCACCGGCCGTCCGAGGCCGAGCCTTACGATGGCGGTATTGAAGTAGCTGGTATCGGATGCGTCGTAGGGTGTATTTTGCCCATCCTGTAAATTTCCGCGATATCTCAGCAATCCGGCGGAAAAATTATAGCTGACGCTGGCATAAAGATCGGGCCAGCCGAACTGTCCGGGGATCGTAGGCGTCAACGCGCTTACCCCGCCCTCAAGCCCCAATAACGCCCCGGATTCGGTGTCCTGCGGGTCGATATTCTCCTCATAGCCTGCATAGCCCGCGGTCACGCCGATATGGACCGTGGTTTCGGCCGCGCTGATCGCGGGCGCCGCAGCGCAGGCGGGCAGCACTGCGGCCAGTGCCACCATGCCTCCCCACAGCGCTGCGCTACCCCATCCCAACCGCCTAGTCTCCGCTAAAAACCAAGCTGTTTCGTAACAAAACGGAAAGCCTGCAAACAGCGTAAAAATGTCACAGTTCGATGCATTCGCGCCTCGGTTTCGCCATGTTCCACGGCCAATCCTAACGCCAGACGGCAAAGGATTGATTTCCAACCCGTCCGGACCGAGTTTGTTATTTTGAAAAGGACGCCTAACTATCCTCACAATCACGAGAGAAGGATTAGACCCAATGCGACGCATCATCCCAGCCGCTGCCGGATGGGTTGCCCTGGCGATCACCCTGACAGGCTGCATCGTCGCCCCGGCGCCGCGCCCCCGGCCAGTCGCCTATTACCCGCCGGCCACCTATTACCGCCCGCCGCCACCCGTGTATTATCGCCCGCCGCCGGTCTATTACCGCCCGCCGCCGCCGCGGCCGCCAGGCGTATCCATCGGCGTTAACATCAATTAAACGAATTGAGCGCAGAGCGCTGCGGCAATCAGGCGAACCGCCTGCCCGTGCCAGCGCTGGACCGTTTTATGGTCCGTCCCCAACAGCGTCGCCAACCGGCGCCAGGAGTATAAATGCCGCCGCGTCAGCGGGTGCACCAAGGCGCGTGCCCCAATGATGCGGCGCATCATGTATTTCTCTTCCGGTATCAGCGCCAGCCAGCCGAAGGTTTCATCCATCAGGCTGATCTCGCCCGCACTCGGCATCGGCGGCAGCGCAGCCGCCCGTCCCCAGCCATAAGCCTCCAGCGCGGTATGCACGACATCAAATTTCATCTGCCGCAACTGCGTTGAATATCCGCGTGCCGGCAGCGCCACCAGCGTGGCACCCGCGGCCTCCAGCCGGCGCACAACCTCCTCCGCGCTCAGCTTCTGCGCCGGCGGTAATCGCTTCGCCGCCGCAATCACATTCACGCCGGAGGAAAGTACCTCCTTGGGCTTTAAAACGCGCACGATCGTGTTCATGAAGACTCTCCTTCCGGATAGGGTTCATCCGACAACAAACCCCAGGTTAGCGGATGCCCGGCCCGCAACGCACCGCGATTTGGGTCCTCCGATACAACCTCACGGCTCACCGGCGCCGCAACTTTAACAGGCGCAAATGCGCGCAAACGCCGTCCACGCTCGATCACCGTATTTCGGGATAGTCCAAGCGTACGGCCAATCTCCGCCCATGTCGCACCAACACCGCGCATCCGGCAGATCGTAAAATCCGCAGCCTCCGTCCATTTTCTTGCCTCGGGCATCGCCAGCTCCTGCATCGGTGCCTTTTTGTTAGTATAACTAACCTTTTGCGTCAAGAAATACTAACGTGGCGTTGCGGACCTCAGCGTGTTAGAATGCGATATGGCATCAAAAAAGCAGCCCCCCGCCGAGACTGTCGGCGCCCGGATCAGAGCCCTTCGGCTTGCCGCCAATCTCACGCAGGACGAATTCGCGGCAAAATTGAACGTCTCCCGCTCTGCCATCGCGCAATGGGAGACGGATCGCGCCGGACAGGTGCGCGACAATATGGAACGCATCGCCAAAGTTCTGAACACATCCCTCGGCTATCTCGTCTCGGGCGAAACCGGATCGTTGCTGGGCGATGAGCTTGCCCTAATGCGGCTCTACCGCGCTTGTTCGACCGAAG